GGATTCTTCTTCCGTAAAAATCTACTCTTAATTCCGCAATATTGGCTGTTGCATCCAATGGTCTACAGAAGTTTGTAAGGTAATCCCAAGCTACTCTTTTTGCCTGGCTATATGTCGGTGCGATATACGCATACCTAGGGTTTGGCTTGTCATTCTCCATCGCTGCTTTAATCAGCGCATTAAGAGCCTGTACTGTCTTGCCCATACGCCTATGTGCCACTACCACTACGAAACGATTGTTCTCCATCGCCTCATGGATCTGTAACTGTGGTTCTCTTGGCTTGTAAGGGATGACTACTCTTTTTACTTCGTCATCTGCGTACTCTACTTCTCCCAAGCGACCACCATCTTAAAGATTCCACCTTCTGCATTGCTTAGTTCGGTAGTGTTAACAGGCTTACCATCTATCCTGTCCATGACTTCCTTGATTGCCCAAGGCTCTCCGGCTTCTGCTGACTTGACTAGCTTCTCGGTAATGTTCCTGAGTTTCTTACGATCCTCTTGTACTAGGGCTACTCTTAATGCATCGTAAAAGAGCTTTCCCTTCTTACCATTCTGGTTGCCTGTAGGTGCGCCACCTTTATTAGTTGGCTCAACTTGTAGATTATTGTTTTCTGTAGAGTTTTCCATTCCATTCCCTATGGGTTGATGGTTGATGATGTTGCTATTCTACAACAGATTTACCATTTAACTTTTTAAATAAGTAATTGCGCTTTGCAACATGGATGGATCATCTCTAAACAACCCAATAGCACAGTTACAGCTGTGACAAAGTAATCCTCTTACTTCGCTAGTCTTGTGATTATGATCCACAACTAACATATCTTCTGTATTGCAAATTAAGCACTTATTCTTTTGTTTTGACAGCATTGTCTTATATTCTGCATAACTAATGCCGTATCTTCTTTTGTATCTTTGATCTAATACTTTATCTCGATTGTTATCTTGCCAGCTTTTTACAGCCTGCCTTCGTCTTTCTTCTTTTGTGCCAATATATTTTCTTGGCTTGTGTACTCTTGTTTTATTTCTACAAGGTAAACACCAAAATTCATTTCTTTCTTTTAGTGCTTTCTTTACAACATCAGTTCTTGCAAGCCTAACAACACCACAATTAGGGCAAGAAACTTCAATTTTTTTATTGTAGTTTGGCATTTAATACTCCCATTTGGGAATATTATATCACCATTTTACTTTGTCAGCCCAAAAGGCAGCCGACAATTTTCCCTTGGCTATGTTCTTAGCGTGTCTTGCCTTAAATGACTTTCTTCTTGCCTTGTCTGCTTGCGACTCACCTTCTCTTGGTGGGCTACCTGTCATTCCTTGCTGACCAAATCGGATGGTCTTTACCTTATCGCCCTCTTTTGCCACGACTACATGGCTTTTAGTAGGGTGATTTGGTGTTTTTTTTGGTTTATTAAATCCCGCTACACCGATTCTTTCCAATACTCCTGCGGCTTCTCGGATTTTCACTTCTTGACTCGCATTGACTTACCGGCTTCTGACATAGCAATAGCGATGGCTTGCTTGGGATTCTTAACAACTTTACCGCCCTTGCCAGAATGTAGCTTTCCTTCTTTGTACTCGCCCATTACTTTGCCAATCTTTTTCTGAGCCTTAGACATTTTCATATAAATCCTCTAGGTTATATTTACACCACAATAAAGGTGCTTGCTCTCCATCTGCCATGCCTCTTGCGATATGCTGTTCTATGGAAACAACTGTAGCACCTAATGTGCTAAGTCCATCTACCATATCAGGGTAAACCCTATGCTTAAATCGTTCTGCGTTTGCCTTGCTTGCCTCGGACTCTCCGTTGGCATCGTAGCCGTTAGAATCGTGGTCTAGGGCGATAAAAGTACCATCCTTGTACCCTAGGGGTATCCCGACTGATTCGAGCCTCTTAGCAAGGTCTGTGTCCTCGTAACCCCATCCCCAATAAGTATTGGAATATCCGTTACAGGCTTCAAAATGCCACTTCCGCATGACTGCAACTGCTGCTAATCCGTAGCGTTGCGCGCATACTGCTCTGTCTGTGCCATGCCCTACTGGTCGTTTATCCAGTCCATACCAAACTATTCTGCTTGGTAGGCTAGGCTCGCTGTAGTCTGCCCACATTGGTAGGTAATCTACATCGTTAAAACACACATAATCGATCATGCCTGCACAAGCTGCGTAAGCGTGATTGAGTATTGCGCCTTTGTTAAAAGGTAGATCATCGTCTTGTTCGGCTAGAACAAACAATGGTTCTATGTCGGTATTTCTACGAAAGAATGAGACTGTATGAGGGAGCATCTTGGTTAGATGCGCCTCTCTGTCTCTATATGGGATTATTATCCCTAATCTCAAGATTTCTTTTTGTAAGGTTTAGCAGTTTTAGCTGCTTGTTTAAAGTCTGCTGCGGAAGGTGCTGCTTTGCTACCAGGCTTATTCATCTTCTCGCCTGATCCTTCTTTTATCCGTTTTCTCTTTGCTGCGATATTACTGTAGAGACCCTGTTTCATTCTTCCTCCTCGTATTCTTCTTCCTCACCGACAGCTTCCCAAGCCTGACAGCCATTCTCATCGGCACATACAAAGTCGAATATAGCACAATGACCCATGCCTTTACCAACTCCGCACTTGGTCATTTCTTCGCCTTGCATATAGTATTCGCAGGCTTTGCACTTGCCCTCACCATCTTTGCGCGCCCCATAATTGGCAGTCAAAATGGCTTTCTTCTTGTTGCCCTTGTTTATATCGGCATCAACAGTAGATAGTGGGCAAGACTCGGTATCGGACTCTAATAGACCGCCCTCGGACTTCTCAGCCATCTTAGGCTCTTTGCCTAGCAGACCGATCATTATTGACATACCTTTTTCTTTCATATCGCACCCAAAAAAAAGCCCTATTTCTAGGGCTATGAAGAAGAATCACTAAATTCTGGGTGCAATGACCCAAGCAAATTATAAAACATTTTTAGGCTTTCTACAATGAAAACAAACAAATCGTTCATTAATCCCATTGTTGTAGATTTCGAAAATCCCATTCTCGGTTGTCTTTCTCTCCTGACACCTTGAGCATATCCGCATAGTCTTTAGATTTGGCTTTCTTGTCGAGTTGGTCTTGGAGTCGCTTTTTAGCATTGTGTAGGTCTGTCTCGAATCGTTTTGTAGATATTCTTAGGTGGTGGGCTAGTTGATTCTGACTAGCATAGGGATGGCTCACATACCGAGCTTTTAGTATCTTTCTGAGTTCTAAGGGTAAACCCTTTATTGTTTCTTCTATTAGCTCACCATCTTTGTTGTCAGGTTCGTAGTGTGGTTCTTCTGGTGCGTAAAGGTTGCCGAGTTCGGGAATGTAGTTCTTTTCGAATGATCGACAAGTAGAGTCTGGCTGTGGAATAACTGATCCAGAGACATACCAAGCCCAGTTTCGTAAGCGTTCATCTAATGTCATTCACATTCCTGTATTTAATGGACTGTATAATTGTAACTATTTTCTTAATGGTTTCAACTATATATGAAAAATCAGTACGGACATTACTTGACCGACCAAGAGTTTGCCGACAAATGGAAACAGTTTCCTAGTCCAATGCTGATGGCAAACGAGATTAAGATGAGTCCTAGAGGCATACAGAATAGAAGAAGGTCTGTAGAAATTAGGTTAGGGATTAAGTTAGAAACTGAAATAAACCCTAGAGACGATTACAATAAAAAACAAAAAGAAGAACGCATCGCTAGGCTTAAAGCAAAAAACGAAAACAGAATAGAACAAGCACCAATTTCAGTTAGAAGGGGAACAGCACTTGATAAAGGTCGTATTATTGTTTTTAGCGATGCCCATTTTTATCCTGATGACACTACTACAGCTTATAAGGCTTTGCTTAAATTTATTGAGCATTTTAAGCCAACGATTATTGTTAATAATGGCGATTCCTTTGATGGTGGTTCTATTAGTCGGTTTCCTCGTATCGGTTGGGATAAGAAACCTTCTGTCCAAGAAGAACTTGAAGCCAACAAGCTCTACTTAGGCGAGATAGAAAAGATACGACCAGCAGGGTGTAGGCTTATTTGGTGTCTTGGTAATCACGATGCGCGATTTGAGACTATGCTTGCTGCACAGGCTAGTCAGTTTGAGGGTGTAGAAGGATTCCAACTAAAAGACCACTTCCCTCTATGGGAGGGGTGCTGGTCGTTTTGGGTTAATGACGATACTGTAATTAAACACAGATTTAAGGGTGGCAGATACGCAGGCTATAACAACGCTGTAGCAGCACAAACTAATATCATCACAGGTCATACCCATGTATTAGCTTGTCAGCCAATTACAGGCTATTCTAAGACGATTTGGGGGGTACAGACAGGCACACTAGCAGAACCCAATAATATGCAGTTTGCAGACTATACAGAGGATTCTCCTAAAGACTGGCGGTCTGGCTTTGTTATGCTGTCTTGGGAACGAGGCAAGATGCTTATGCCGGAGATGATCCAAGTCTGTGGTGAGGATGAGGTGGAGTTCCGAGGAGAGATACTAAAAGTATGAAGTTAACCTCCACTATCCTAAAGAATATCTACAATATGCTTGTGGTGTGTGAGCCTTTTGATAAGTGGGATATGCCTCTTGCAGAGCAGATAAAGTTTATCGTTGACTATGACCCAGACACAATGGGAACTTACTTATACGATGATGGGGCAGACAAGTATGAACACATAATCACAATATCAGCAGCCAGAAATGGCTTCATAGAAACAGCTATTCGTACCATGGCGCATGAATGCATCCACGCTAGTAGGTGGAACACTTCTACTTGTGCCTGGACAAAACACGATAAGACTTTTAAATACAGAGCTAAGTTAGTATCAGAGTCTTTAGGGTTTGATCCATTAGAGTTGTAGTTATTCTGTACATTCGCAAGGTGCATCAAATCCCACTAAAGGTAGCGTCAGTTGGGCTTCGTGCATCCGAATAACATCTGCCCATGCGTAATTGCGACCAAGCCCTTTAATGCTAGTTAATTCAGCGTTTTGCTCAATCTTTAAGGCTCGTTGTAATAAATCAGGGTATTCTTTGTAAAGTTGCACAATTTCCTGTGGTTTTGAGCTTGGGCAATAAAAACAAGCAGATTTAGCTACATTCTTGATGCCTACAGATTCAATGACATCTAAGCATTTTTGCCTATCCCATTGCCATTCAATTAATGGGTAAATGTAGTCGTATTTCTTATCCTCACGCTTTGCAGCGTTCTCAGCCCTATGTTCTTCGTTGGCATCATAACCTATGTATTTAACGCACTTTTGCCCACTTTTCCATGTGTCTATAGCGGGTTGCCAGTTATTGCAAAATTTGTCTTGTGGGGCTATTTTGTGTTTTTGTGAGCATCGTTTATACCCATAA